ACACTTGAACTATTGTCTGGTAACAAAGTGGTTATGGAAACAACTGACACACTTTCGTTAACAGCTTCAGGTGCTGCAGACATAGCTGTATCAATTATGGAGATAACCTAGAATGGCATACCTTGGTACACCTATAGATACAATCAACCAGTTTCAATCTCTACAAGGTAAAAGGTTTAGTGGTGATGCTAGTACAACTGCATTTACATTAGACATTGCACCTAATTCAGTTTTTGACATAGAAGTTTTTGTGGAAAATGTTAGACAGGACCCAAACTCTGCGTACACCTTAAACGGAACCACGTTAACATTTAGTGCTGCACCTCCTAGTGGTACAAATAATATTTATGTGATTCATCAGGCAAAAGCAGTGGGTACAATTACTGCACCTGTAGGTGGTAGTATTGATATGAATGGTGTTGAATTAATTTTAGACGAAGATGGTGATACATCTATAACTGCTGATACTGATGACCAAATAGATTTTAAAACAGGCGGAACTGATAGAGCAAGAATAGATAGTTCAGGCAGAATTATAAAAGGACACACAGGTTCAATAACTACAGGGAGTAGAGCATCAGCAGTACAGATTACAGGAACAAGTGCTGATACTGCTTCACTATCATTGATGAGATTTAACTCTGGTGGAGGTTCTGCGGATTTAATTTTAGGGCAATCAAGAAATTCTAGTATTGGTGGTAACACCATAGTTCAAAACGCTGACAACATAGGTATGATACAGTTCGTTGCTGATGACGGAACAGACTATGTTTCATCTGTAGCAGAAATAAGATGTGATATTGATGCAGCACCAGGAGCAAATGATACTGCGGGAAGATTAAGATTTGCAACAACTGCTGATGGTTCAAATTCTACTACAGAGCGTATGCGTATTGCTAATAATGGTATGGTAATGATTGGTGATACTACTGGAGATTCAATAGCTAATAATGGTGTAAATATAACTCAGGCTTCTCAAATATTAATAAGTAGAGGTGGAGGTGATTGTGGAACTTTTAATAGAAACACTAATGACGGACAAATTTTAAATTTTGCACAAGCAGGTTCAACAGAAGGAAATATTTCTGTATCTGGCTCAACAGTTTCTTATAATGGTTTTACAGGAACTCACTGGTCAAGATTAACAGATAATTCTAAACCAACAATTTTAAAAGGTACAATTTTAGAATCACTTGATGAAATGTGTGATTGGTATCAAGCAGTTGCAGATGTTGCAGAATCTACAGATGCAGAGGGAAACATAATCCCTGCTCATCAAGTAAAAAAATCTATTGCTTTAGGTAGTAAAAATATAGGAGATAGTATTACATTTACACATAATGGTGTAGAACACACAGGCACAGTAGTAAAAGAAGGAGATGTCAAACATAGCAAATGTAAAATATCTGATAGTTCTGAATCAAAAGCAGTTTATGGTGTATTTCAAGCATGGGATAATGATGATGACACAGTCAATGATATGTATGTGGCACAAACAGGAACATTTGTTGTGAGATTAAATTCTAGTGTGACTACATTAAACAAAGGTGATTTAATTCAATCTAATGGAGACGGCACAGGCAAAGTACAAGCTGATGATATTATCAGAGCATCAACTGTCGCTAAAGTTTTATCTACTACAAAGATAGAAACATATTCAGACGGAAGTTATATTGTGCCTTGTAGCTTACACTGCTAATGGCAACAGCCTCTACATCACTATCCAAGATAAAAGCCAATAGCTTAAATCTTGCAGGTACATTTGGCTTTACAGGCACAGTATCGGGATT